TCAGATAAATAATGGTTTACAACGTAACCACCAGGTAAAACACCTGTGTTTCTGATTGCGTTGATGTCATTATCAGCTGTGCCAGATCTTTGCTGAGAGTTTAAAATTCTGTCAGCAACAAATACTAACTGAGGTGGTATTACCAACTTGTCAGCTTGTACTGAGATTGTTAAACCTCTGTCATCTGTAAATGTAGATATATCAATCAATGCGTCTTCTAGTGAAGCCTCATTTAAGTCAGCCATAGTAGTAGCTCTATTAGCAGCTGATCCACCACCTGCAAGTGGGTGAGCAGTGTTAATAAGTGATACTCCATCGCCTCCTGTGAAGCTAGATGAGAAAGCATTGTTTAAAACATCGGCACCTTTGACTTCCTTAGTGTTAGCCATAGATTTTGCTAATGCTTTAACATATCGTTTACCCAGACTGTCATAAAGATTGTCTTCAACTGCTTCTTCTGTAAGAGCGAAAGCTAACGCCACTGTATCGTGGGTATATCTTGCGCTGTAACTTTCAGATGCGCTGTCAAAAATAACTCCTTGACCTTCTGATTTTACTGGTGCGGAACCAAAGCCGGTAACTAACACCTCTTCTTCAAATGCTCTATTTGAATCCTCAATGACAAAAATATCTTCATACTCTCTGTCATATTGGTCATAGGACATACCGAAAAGTGCGTTTAGACCAGGCTCTAGCTCTTTCGCTAATTGTGCTCTTGAAATAGCCATATTAATTTACCTCGCTTATGCTAAACCAGCACCTTTTTGTCCCATGATGTGGTTTTGAATCACACAAAGAACATTGGTGTTTGACGATGCAACATCGTCGTTATCGGGATCCTGGGAGATGTCAATACATTTGAGCGGTAACGTAGCTGTTGTTGCACCAGTTGTTACATCTAGCTCAAGATTGGATCTACCAGACTTAGTATCGCCAACAGGTGAACCATCAACAATGTCAAAGTTACCAAACAGGTCTGCTACCGGGAAGGTATCATCTGCTTGTACTTCAAACACAATATTTGGATCATCTATGACGCTTGCAATAATATCCGAAGCAGAAATACTGCCAGGATAATAGTTTTTAAAGACTTGCTCGCCCGTGGTTGGATCGGTGTAAGAAACACCATTAAACACTCCGACAATAGGAACAGTTCCAGTTGCGGTGTGTCTGCCAATTACGCCAGCTGTCAGTTGAGTTACAAGATCGCCTTGAAATATTGGAGTTGTAGCTCCACTTGCGATTCTGTATCTTGACTGACCACCAGAATAAGGTGCTCCGCCCATCTCACGAACAGGTCTTAAACCAAATGCGGCATCTTTATTTGCCATAAGATTTTCTCCTAATCGTTAATTACTTTTTTCCAAAAGTAACATTAGACTTTCTATCGGAGTCATACTTTACATATCTGCTATCTTTTCTGGACTCATTAAACATATTATTGTCTAACGCTTCTTTCTTCATTCTAGCTTGATCCTCATAATAAGCATTACGCTCCTCACGAGTTTCTGTAGGTATTTTCGCCAATAGTAAGCCTTCGCTATATACTAAGCCAGCGTGTCTGCCTGTATCAGCAGTTGGGTAAGAATATTCAGCAGGTAAGTCAGTCCCTCTTACGAGTTCCCAACCCTCTCTAATTCTTCTTGCCACATTTGCTTTATCCTCTTGGCCCAACATGGATTCTCTTATCCAACGATATTCGTACCCTTCTGGTGCCGGAGGAGTTTCAAGTTTTCTTACTGGCCTCCATGGTTGTCTTCGAGTATTTTTAGCGTGATTCTCGGACTCACGAGATTTTCTGGATTGTACACTTTCATTATTAGCTTCTGTCATTTTGCCTCCCTGTTAGCTATTTTTTGTTTTTCTTTAGCAACGGATTTTAACCATACGTCATCTGCCATGCCATGCGGTTTTATCCCACGGAGCGTTTCGACTTCACTTTTTGTGAAAGATACGCCGTTCTTTTTGCCTTGTGTTTTTTGCCGACTTCCTACGGAAGCAGAGGCGACTCTTTGCACAGCGGGCCTGCCCTCACTTTGTTCAGCATTATCGGATTGTAAACCCGGATAAACTTTATAAACTCTTGAATTTAACTCATCATAATACTCTTCTGAGTCTGGTTCATAGCCTTCTTGAACCAAATTTACATGAGTAAAATACGCATATTGTGTTGGTTCAGCATCTTGACCATACCATTGATTTTGTTTTTGCCAACTCAAAGCCTGTTCTGTTGGCTTTGGTTCTGGTTGTACTTGTTGCGGTTGTTGCGGTTGTTGTTGCTGATAAGGAACATATTGCGATTGTTGTGCTGTTTGTTCCTGTTTTTGTTTTGCAACTCTAATTTTTTCTTTCTGTATAGAAACCTCAGACTTTAAGCTGTCAGCTTTTGACATAAGATCTGCGTCGCCAGCAGAGTGAGCTCTTTTGTAAAGATCATTTGCTTCTCTTTCTTTAGCCTCAACTGCTTCCTCTTCTTTTTGCAATATAGTTTGTTGTGCCTGGATTGCATGCTGATAGTAATTTTGAACCTCTGCTTCCCTTTGTTGTAAAGCAGCTTCTAATTTTGCAGCTCTTTCTTCTGTTGCACGATTACGGGCGTTTAGTTTATTAATACGCTTAGATACACTTTTGGTGTAATTTTCTAACTCGTCTTCACTTGAAGCATCGGACGACGCTTCGTTTTCAGTCACTTCTACCTCAATTTCATCAACCTCTGGTTGCTGAACTTCTTTTACTTCGTTTTCTGTTGTCATAAGCTCACTATGTCATCTGGATTGAGAATGGTGGCTATTACTTCATCATCATTGATGATTCTAACCTCCGCACCATCTTCAAGTTTAAATCTTGAACCGGAGTAACGTCCAATTAAAACCCATTGTTTTTCTTCACACCAAGGTTTATCTCCAAATCTAGCCTTATCGTTATAACATTGTGGTCCTTTTTTAACCACATAAGCTACTATACTTGCTAGAGCCTCACGATCTTTTGTTTCTTTTGCTAAGACAATACCGCCTTTTGTTTGTGCTTTTCCAGCATAAGGTAAAACCAACATTCTCCATCCTGTTGGTTGTGGCATCCGTTCTAATATTGAAGCATCTAACTTTTCTGGATCAAGTACCAAATCTTGTGGATCCACATAGGCCTCTGCCACTTTTTTTGCCAAAATGTTGTTTTCTACTGCTTCTGAACTCATATATCTTTTCCTAAATCACTTATCTCATTTGCAATATAGTATAAAGCAGAAAGCTCTCCTTGCAAATATTTATAATGTTCTATATCTTTTAATCCACCAGACATTAAAGTTTCTTGTATTTGTTTTTCTCTGCTTTCAATCAATCTCTTGATTTTAGCCATTAAATCTATTTCGTCCATTTACGATTTTTTCTTTGGTCTGCCTCTTTTAGCTGGAGCTTTTTTTGTTGTTTTTTTAGAAACTGTTTTCTTTTTAGCTGGCGCTTTTTTAACAACTGGCTTTTCTTCTACAACAACTTCCTTTTCTACAGGTAAGCCTTGTTCAATTTGTGCCATTTTGCTAGCTATTCGTTTAAGATTTGCCTGGTGCTTTTTTTCTTCTGCTTCTTGAGCAGCTTTTAAGTCCTCGGCTTCTTTGATTCTTTCAGCTTTTTTTTCAGCTTTAAGTTTCTTAATTGCTTCTAATTTATATGATGTTGTCATAGTAAGCCTCTTATTTTATTTTCTAATTCAATTAATTTCAAATCAGCATTTTGTTTTAATCTATCGATTGCTACTTCGAGTTTATCATCTGCAATGTCTTTTTGCACACCCATACGTTCTTGTTGTAATTGAGCATCAAGCATTTTTTCTTGTGCTCTTTGCTGTTGTTTTGCTTCAAATTGTTGAGATTCCATATCTAATTCTTTGTCTTTTAGATCTAATTCTTGTTTTCTAATGTCTACTAAAGGATCTTCACTATTGCTCATTCCTATTGATTGTAAAAACTCGCTAGCTAATTGAGCCATGATTGCAGAGCTAAATTGTTCCATAACCATTTGCATTTGTTGCATAATCATTTGTGCTTCTTCTGGCGATACTTGTTGCATTTGTGCTTGTATCTGAGCCATTTGTTGTTTTGTTTCCTCTGGCATTTGTTCTTCTGCCATTTGACTAGCTAAGAATTGTAAATGTTGCATGCAATGACTTAT